CCTCAAATACTCGCTGATTCAGCTGTTCAATCAAGATCTCTTGCAACACGCGCCAGTGATCCTGATCCTGCAGATACTCCTGCCGCTGGCTTGAATAGCTGGCTTGGCTTGCGTCACGGCTGATCGCCGCGTAGCTGATGCCAACACCAGCGGCCATGCGGCGCACCTTCTGCCGAACGAACATATCAAGCTGCGCATCAGGCGCGTTCATCTGCGGAATGTCTACACTCTCACCGGGCCGCAGATACTTAAAAACGCCAGGCTCAAAGTCACTCACGCGCTGGCCATCTTGCACGTCATCGCCGAGCAATTCACCCTCGGGACTTGTGATAAAGCCCATCTGACTAGCAGCAGCACGGGCGCGAATCACAGCCGCTTCCTCGTATCCATCCAACTGATGCGCGTCTGTCATCACCGGCGCAAAGATCGGCACGCCTCTTGTCTGCCCAGGTCGGTCAGCGAGGTAACCATGGATCATATCTGCGGCCGGAATGATCTCATGGCGCCGCTGGCCAATACTCAGCCCAGTTGTCAGATAATCGCCCGGATGTGATGTCAACACCGCATAATTGACAGCACGCCCCCAGCGGTCAATCTCAATGCCCATGCGCCAGCGGTTGCTAGGAGACTGCAGCGCACCTTGATAATCAAGGTCCAACTGATCCGCTTCGATCGCCTCCAGCGCGATCGGAATACGATTGCCGCGGCCGAACGGTTGCCGCACAATCCGAATCAAATACTCACCAGCATCAGCCCAGCTGCCGGCCGCCATTCGTTGGAATCCAACAAACGACATCTGGCCGCGCACATCACAAACATCAGCGCGACACCATCGACGCCATGCAATCTCAACCTCATTGTTGACGCGTTCATCCATTCCGCCACCACGTAGCCGCGGAACACGCATCTGCAACACCATGCCATGCGGTCCGACGACATTCGTATAAATCAGTCGCTTGATCTGCGCGAAGTATGGCGTATCGCGCAGCATCTGACGGCTGCGATCACGCAACCGTGGCAGACTGCCCTGAATCTCAGCGTCGGCACTTGTGCCGGCCGTGATCCAATCAGACGTCAGACGACCACCGCGAGCGCCTGCATACTGCCTCGACTGCGCCTTGCCAAAGCCGAGGAATCCCTTAATCCGTTGCCGCAGTCCCATTAGCTGAACCTCACAAACAGGTTGTAGGGATTGCCGCGGCCGTTCGCAATGCTCTCAGCCGCTTCCTCTCTCACCACATCAGCTTTCAGCTTTGCCTCAAGCTGCAGCAGTTCGCTTAGGTCATACTTCTTCAGGCTTCGTGTGCCAATCCGATACTCTTGCACTGCACCGCCGGTCATCAATGCACGGATCGCAGCTTGGCAGGCTTCTAGATCCTTCCGCGCCTGGCTCCGGGCATCAACAGCAGCAGGCGTACCCGTATAAAACAGGTTTGGTTCAACCTCAAAGCTGCCGGATCCAAGCGTAAACTTCTCGGCGCCTTTCGTCGCTACCGCTTGCCAGTAACCAACATCATCCTCGTGGAATCCAGCAGTCGTCGCCGCAGATAACGTCAGCTCCCAACCGTCGCCATACGCCACACCAACCGCTGTAGCGCCATGGTTGTTCCGGTTGAATCGGATGTAGTACGTCAGCACCCAGCCACTGGCGCTGTTGATCGGATTGCCAAACGGATCAGCAGACGCCTCATCGCGCCACTTCACCGTGTCTCCGACCCTGATCACATCTGGGATATTCACGCGCTTACCAGGATGTTGTGAAGTTGCGCCGTGGCGCGGGTTGTCTTGATCTTAGCGCTGCTCTACTCTCCCGCTTCGGCTGCTCACCATCCGCAACCGCAGATGGCGATTCTGATGGCTTGAGTCGCGATTCCATCTGCTGCCAATACGTCTCAGCGTTGTAGCGCCTTCGATGTAATAGCAATACAGCGTACGCATACACAAGACAATCAAGCTGCTCATTGCGCTTGCCAGATGGACAGAACCATTCACGCACCAACCCACCTTGCTTGTCGTGACGTGTTCGCATCTTCTCAGCAGTCAACTGCGCAAAGAATGTCTCATCAGCAGCCTCGCCAAACCTAAACGATCCAGGGCCATCCTTCTGATGACGCAATCGACCCATAAGCGTCGTCTTTGCTGTGTCCGTTCCGATTTGATACAGCGTTACACCACGCTTGATTGTTCGGCCGGCTGCGTTTACATCTTGCTTTGATCCCTTGCCGATCACAGCAACACCGCGACGGCTGGAACCCTTCAATGCAACAACTCCCTCATTCGCATGCTCACGGCAATAATGGTACACCTCATGAGTACAGTGACCGCCTGAATCAATGCCGACCATGGCAAGCGGTATCACTGTTCCATCTTCTCGGCGCCATTCACTGCGACGCACTGTGTCTAACTGCTGCCACACCTCTGGCCCAGTTGGATCGCCCATAATCTCCGCTTGCCATATAAGCGCTGCACTCTCGCCAACGTCCCATGACCAAATAGCAAGCGCAAGACGGTTGTCCTGCACGTCTACACCCATCGTCAATACAACACCAGATGGCACAACGCCAGGCGCATACGCCTCACGTCGCGCCATCAATCCCTCAGCGCTTAACGCAGCCGCGTAATCTTCCTCAAACGTCTCGCCAAGCGTTGTATTGATGAACGTCTGCAACTGTATTCGATTGCCTCTAACCTCTAAAAACTCACGCGCTAGATCACTCCAGCTTGCGTTAGGGCTATAACTATACGCAGCCCAAATGTGAAATCCGATCATCCCAGGTTTGATGCCTGTTGCCGTTGCTCTCCACTGTCCGCGCTCCACCATCTCGCGCTTATGCACATGATCAATCAATGCTTTGCAGCTCTCGCATTCGTATCTTGTATTCTCAGGCTGCCCTTCCTTGTAGCCTACAAACTGCTGCCATCTAAAATACTGCATATGTCCGCAGTCTGGGCATGGCACAAAATATCGGCGCTGATCTGTCTTCTCAAACCACGACTCAACGCGGCTCATTCCCTTTGTCGTAGGCGTTGAGCCAAGTACAATCTTACGATTCCAATAATACTCAGATCGCTTCATGCCTAGCTTGATCTGATCACCCTCTGGTGTTGATGGCGGATAACCATCGGGCTCGTCAAATAGCACCACACGACGACTTACACGCCTAAAGCCACGCGCAGAATTGGCACCAACCATCTGCAGTGTTCCTCCTGGAAACTGCTTGGCAAGAATCGTATTACTTCCGTCCTTTGCCTTTGGATCGCTCACAAGCGCTCGCAACACAGGCGTATCCCTAACCATCGGCGCAATCTCATCTTTGCTGTACCCTTCTGCATCTTCTACCGTAGGCTGCACCAGCATGATCGGACACGGATCTTGATGGATGTGATACCCGATCAAATTGTTTAGGCACTTCGTAAAGCCAACCCGCGCACTTTTCATAACAACTACCATCTCGACCGTTGGATCGGTAAAGCTATCCAAGATCTCGCGTTGATACGGCAACGTATGCCATCGGCCAGCCGTAGCGGATGACTCCGCACTTAACCTCGCATACTCATCACTCCATTCGCTTAACCTTAAACGCGGTGGCGGACGCCATAGCTCCAGTGCATTATCAAGCAGCGTCATTTGCTACCTCCTCCAGTGCATCGCGGATCAAAATAGTAATCACCTCAATCTCCTCCAATGTCAAATGAGGTATTCGCTCCTTCGCTTTGCTTGGTACTCCCAGCAACGCTGTCTTCACAATCGCAACTGATTGACCCCATGCCTTTTCAACCTCAACACGCTCCAGTAGCTCGCCCTCGCGTTGGCGTCGATCCATCTGCGCCATCAATGCCAGCTGATGTTCCCTGAGCGCTCGACTGGTGTTGTAATCCGGTGGTTCGTCATCGCTTGTCACTGGTTGACTGAGCGGTTCTGCTATGCGTATTCGCTCGCGTCGCTTCTGGTCGATCGCCTGGCGTGTGCCGATCACCGACTCAAACTCCTCGATCAGCACATCACGCCGAACGCCGACCGCTTTCCCGTTGTCATCCAAAATGGCGGCCCTTGGCAACCTCCCCTTCTCCATCAAATACTTGAGTGCCTGGTAGCTGTAGCTACGGCCTTGGTGGCTTGCGATCAGCTGAGCGCCCTGCGCAACGCTAATCACACCATCAGACGCCATTCAAACGCAAGACAACACCTAAGGAACTCTAAGGCGCCTTAGAGTCCCTTAGACCTCCTTAGATGTCCTTACAGGGGGAGGGGAATCCCGCGTCAGTCTAAGGTTGTTGATTCTCAATACC